GGCCACACCCGGTCAATTTGGAACAATTAAACGCCCGCCCATAGGCTTCTAAGGACGGGATCATCTTAATCACCTGTTCCAACTGCCCGCCAACCAGCCAAGCATGGAGAATGGTGAACTTTGGATAATAAATAAGTTCTGTGATAATCACCGCTTCAGGGGCGGGCCAGAACTGAAAATGCCCTTCTTTGATGCCCTTGGCTACATGATGGAGATCATGCGTATTTCCCGCATAATCCAGCGCATCCTGAAGCCACTGCGAACACCTCTCGAACTCGGCTTCAAACAGGGTCATAGCGCCGTAGCAGCCACCACCCCAGAATTACTAACGGTGATGCTCCACCGTGTTCCATCAGGGGATTTCAAGATCAACCGGCCTGGGCTTACTTCCAGATCGCGGTTCTTCTTGTGGTTCTCATCGTCAGCCCGCTCCAACAAGGCGCGGGCTGTCTGCTCGTTAGAACTATCATAAGAGTTGGTGGCTGGGGGCAATCTCACCTAAGACCCCCAGGCACCGCTTCCAGGCGGAAATTACCAACCCGCCAATCAGCCAACTGAACGCCCGTCACCTTGAAGGAAACCTGGCGCCCAGAGAATCGGACATCGGTATATTTGGAAGAAATGGTGTAAGGGCCAAAGGTGCTTTCCGTACCCTCTGGCGCGAAACGGGTCTTGAAGCTGACGTTTACCTGGCCTTGCGTCTTCTCATCTGGCACCACTTGGCGGGCTACCATAATCCGGTCCCCATTGCCCATCTCCAGCGGCCCCGTCTCCGCATACGGCGAAGCGCCATCGTAGTTCCACCCCACCTCATGATCATACACATAACCAGAGGGATCAATCAGAATGGGATAATCAAACACGCCAGCCGCCACACCAGTTGTTCGCGCCCAAGAACCAATGGACCAAGTATTCTCGCGGTAGTTCCAGATTACATAGCGGTCACATTCATTGGACGCGGCAGACGGGTAAGACCAGATCACCTCAAAGAACTCAATATTAAGAACCGCATTCACCTTGGAAGCCTGGTTATAGTTGAAGTCGGAGAACACATAGTCCGACACATCAGACCGCAAAGGCTTCACGGCGCCGTCAAACAAATAGAACGAACCGTCAGACATCCAGGCAACGCCAGTATCCATACTGACAGAAGCCTGGGCGCTGATCACCCCGCAACCATAACCAACACGCTCAAACCCATAAACGAATGGCGGGCCTTGGTATGTCGCCAAGTGAGCATCAACCGTGGTCAGCAACAAAGACCCATAGCGAGTGCGCTCGCCACAGATCACCTTGCCGGATGTAGATAACTCAAAATCCCCCGCCTGGTTTGTCGCTGATGGCGTCCAATCGGTATTGTCTTCTTGGTCACACCATTGGACCTTGCGCGGATTACCGCCCGCACCAAGGGCAAACAGAAACCGCTCCGGCGTCACCAAGATTGCAGAATTACCCGTGGGGGCAGCGGAAATCAGATCAGCCCGGCCAGCAGTATCCAAATCCCATTCGTAAATCTTGCCATCGTCAGACCGGCAAGCCACTAGATACTCGCCCCAATTATCCAGCGCCCATGTCGCTGCCGCTGCGATACCTGCTGGCGATACATCAGGACGCGGAGTGCCGTATGTGCTGGTGCCGTAAGTAAACCCACCATATCCAAGGTTCTGCGTTGCAGCCGCATCACCAATAGACAATTCATACGCATAGTCAGCAGAGCCAGCATTCGTCTGTGTAGAAGTGGCGGTGGAACCATGCGTGACGGTGTAGGAATTAACCCCCGTCACCGTCATGATATACTCGCCAGATAGCGTAATCCCACTGGAACCAATGGCGGTCCCGTTGGTGAATTTAACCGTGTCGCCGGTCTTTCCGCCATGCCCAGTATCCGCCACCGTCACAACAGCAGACGCATTTACCGTGCTGAAGGCGTTAGTGAGCGTCCCCGTTTCGCGGATTGGCGTGATATTGTACGGCGAAGAATCCGCCTTAATAGCGTACAACTTCTTGGCGCCACCAGTGCCTAACCAAGCATTCGCATTATTAGACCGCCAAGCATGGGAACCACGCATGATGCCAGTAAGCTGAATGTTGCTTCCGCTATATGTGCGCTTCCGCCAGCCACCAATCGGGCGCAAGGTGCCATCATACCACCGCACCAAGTTAGCATCGTACCACCGACCAGCCGACTGATACTGTGTCCCGTTACGATAAATTCCCGGCGGTAGCTTTAGCGGAATGTACATCTAGCCCCTCAAACGTCGAAGCCATGATTGGACGGTCTTGGTTTCATAAATGCGGATCATCGTCCAAACGATGGTGAAGATCGCCGCAATCGAAGGAAGAACCTGGGCCAATGTCCCCACAACCGTCGTGATTGATAACACATCCCCTATGGTCTTTGCGGTTTCGTGGTTATCAACCATGTCGCACCTGTAAGATTAGGGCTTTGCTGGCCAGGTTATATTCCATGGGAACCCGGTTTGGGTAGGAATATCGCGCAACGCTTGGCGATAAACTGCCCAAACAGCGCCATCCACTGGGGCGTCAGCAAGCTGCGTCCAATCGCATTCCACCAAACGCGCAGCCCGGTCAGCCCGCACCGCTTTAGCCTGCTCCGCATCCTTCGCCGCCTTATAGGCTGCTTCTTGCTGGGCGGCGGTAGCTTCTGGCGTATCGGTGAAGATCGGCCCCAAGATGTGCTTGGTGTACCACTTGCCGTCAGCCTGCTGCTCAACACCCTGGCGCATGGAGTGCTGATACACCGTGCCGCCGGTAGCCTGCGGCCCCTCAAACACCGGATCAACGCCAATGGCTTCCATCACCTCTGGCGTAAGTGTTTCGTAGGAAGGCCCACCATTGGCCAGCAGATAGGCGCGCAGTTCGCTCTCGAACATCACGGCGCCAGTGGATCGAATGCGAATTTCCATGATGTCCTCTTATGCAATTGCCAGGGTTGGACGAGAAAAACCGCTTTTATTGTGCTTTGCCCGCCATTCTATAGTGGATTTCGAAATCCCCAAAGCTTCCGCTGCTTGTTTTGCAGTATCAAAATATCCCGTTGGAGTAATAACTCCGCGCTGCTTGTAGTGGTTTTTACCGCCGATTGCGGCACTAATAGCTGCTTTGACTTCAGGGCGGTGCATGGGATTTTTCTGGCCTACCACCCATGGTTTTGGTTTCCCAGAATGGGTGGCTGATATTTTGAAGCGAGTTTCCTGGCTCACCAATTTACCAAGATTGCCATCTCTGAGATTGATGGAGTTTGTTGCTATAAAGACATTCCCTATTTCATATGCGCCCTTGTCGCCATACCGGCACATACAATACTTAGCAGAACCTTTGCCACGCATTTCCCATTTGCCAGATTCAAGCCAAATAGCTTTCCATTCTTCGAATGTCAAAAGGAATGGTACACCACGCTGCGTAGCATTGGATTTATGCTGTGTGTATTTTTTGCGGAATATATCTCTTGTCATCTCAGGCCACCGCCCAAAAAATGAACGTACCGCCGTTAGCATTGATAGCTGCTGGCGCTGTGCTGCTGAGTTCGAATCCCGCGCTGTAGGTGTCAACGTAGTCGGTGTTGGTGACTTCGGCGGCGGTGGAATTAAGGAGGAGGTAGGGATCGTTAGCTGCGACGATGCCGCGCGCGGTATCCCACACATACCAATCGCCGGTGCTGTCGGTGCGCTTGATTAGGACAAACCGTGCGCCGCCAGTAAAGCCGCAGTCGATCTGCTTGGTAGTGCCGCTGCCGGTGTAGGAGCCGACCTTGGATACGCCTGCGACGGTGGCGAAGAGATAGGCGACAATAGGAGATGTATTGTTGTTTGTAGAGTTTTCAATACCAACAGTAAAAACTGCCGCTGTTGGAGCGGTGTCATTCCACATCCCAGAATAAGTACCGGCTGCTGCTGTAGAATTAAGTATTAAATACTTAGTTGCCCCTAAAGCATTTGCGTAAACCGCCCAATCATAATTATAGGAGGATGATGATCTAACTTTCATAATCATCAACTCAGGCACCGCGCCCAAGTTGTGGCTTACCGTGCGCGCAACCCCCGTCCCCGTATAGCACACCACATCAAAGAAGCCGGGGGCGCGGCGGAAAATATAACCTATCTTGGCGCCTACAGAATCGCTTGCAAACCTGACCTCTGGTGGATTTGATCCATTAGCAGGCAAAACATAAATTGCATTACCTGACGTTGCTTCTGCCCCCGTAGAAGCTGTTGACAATGTAGGAGTTGTTAGAGTGTCAGCGCCCGGACCCGTTGTTTGTTGATAACCTGTAAGCGAATTCGCAAACTGGAAATTTTTTGCATTTCCGGCTCTATTTGCAAACACTGACAAATCAGGTCGCTGATTAACAAATGAGTTAGTAGAGCCAGCTAACCCTGCGTCACCTACACCATCCGACCGAGCCGCTAATGCAAACACACTCGTCCCCGTAGTCGGCGTCTTCATCGGGCCACGGCGGATGGCGATGTAGATGTAGGTGGCGCCGTTAAAATTTACATCATTGTCTGTATCAACGACCTTAAATCCTGTGGATGTCGGCTGTATATACATCACACCAATTTCAGCATTGTTTAGATTTGGTTGGAGAATCTGTTGGCCCGATGAAGTTACGGGAAATCCACGCATATTGTCGGTAATAGTCCAACGTGTACCAGCATTTGTTGCCTGTTTAATAAGAACCCACTGAGGCTCATATCCAAGCGAGATTGTCGGCCCGGTAGCAGAGCCATTCCCCGTATAAGACCCACAGCTAATCACATTGTCCGTGCCGGAAGCGCCAAAGCCGCCTGCATCATGGGCAAAGAGATAGGCGACGTAGGTGACGCCATTAACATTTGGCCCTGGACCTTGAGCGCCGACAGTGAAAACACTTGAACTGAATGTTTGCGTTCCAGCACCAAATTGGTAGCCTGTTGCAGAGGCTGCCTGTGTGTTCAAAAACATAAAATTATAGGCAGCTAAAGAACGATGCCAAACAAACCAATCAGATGTTGTGGAGGTTGCTTTAACCATAACGCAACCCGGCGCAGAACCTAAGTTGTGCGATATATTTCGGGTATTGGTGCCATCGCCCGTATAAGTCACAACATCAAAAAACTTCGGCTGCTTGCGGAAGGTCCAGGAGGCGTAGGTGTTGGCATTTGTGCCAATCCCAGTGGCGCTGCTTACAGTAAATCCATTTGCATTAAACGCAGTAAGGCTATTGGCCAGCGTAGCTTCTGCATCAGTAGTATTGCTGTTGATTTCTTTTGTTGTCCCACGCGCCGTATCAAACAAGAAATTGTTTGTTGTGTCGTTGCGTGACTTAATCCAAACCATCCCGCCTTTTGTAGATAGGTCAACACCATTCGTGATAGTTTGTGACGCCCCTGTCCCCGTATAAAGCCACGTCGAGAACACATCTTCGATGTAGTTGGCGGCGGTTGCCCGGGCACCAAAACCGTAGCCCTTTGCAGATGCGGCGCCTTGGGTGATTACGGTTGGCATTAAACTACCTCACTTAAACTGCGTCTGAGAAGCAAACACCGTGAACGCGGCGCTGCCGGTTTTAATAATGGTGTAAGTATAGACATCAATACCAGAGGCATTGCCAGCAGCCCATGCCGTGCCACCTTGGTACTTCGGCGTTACCGAAGAACCATCCACTTGCACCACGTTGTTGTAATAAGCCGTGCTACCCTGCGTCACCAAGAAAGCCACCGTGATCGCCTGGCCGGTTGACATCGCCGTATTCAGCGAAGTGCCAGAGGAAGCGCGGAAGTTCACCGTCCAGTTAGCCGAAGCATTGGACGTATAGTAAATCACGTTCTGCGTGGTGACATCATAGTTAATGGTGCCAGTAGCCGCCGTGGCAGATACAGTGGCAGTCTCAGCCATGTCCTGCACCACTATAGCCAGCGCGCTGCTAGACCCATTGAACGTCTGCGTAGCCGTAAACGTGGTGGCCGTACCTGGCGCGACATAATCCGTACCAGCAGTGGCGTTAGCTAAGGCGCCACCGGAGTTAGCCTTTAGAATAGCCGTACCGCTTGGCGGCGCCAGGTAATCCGTCCCCGCTGTGGCGTTAGCCAAAGCCCCACCGGAATTAGCCTTCAGGATCGCCGTACCACTTGGCGGCGCCAGGTAATCCGTCCCAGCCGTTGCAGCCGTAAAAGCCGAAGTGCCATTCCCCTTAACAATGCCCGTCAGCGTCTTGGCGCCAGTGCCCCCACTACCCACCACCAAGGCGCCGCCACTAGCCCCGGCAAATAGCGCATCAATAGAATCCAAGTCGTTGTTTAACTTGGTGCCCCAGGTATCAGCAGACGCGCCAACCTCTGGCTTGGTAAGCCCTAAGTTTGGGGTTGTGGTGTCAGCCATTTATTGAACCCTCGTCCACGTTTCTGAAGTTGCTGCAATGGGCACCCATATTGTAGAGGAATCAGGCGCCCCGGTCCATATTTTCGTGCCATCTGGGATTTGTTCCCATTTCAAAATGGCACTAGCGATAAATTCCGAAATGCCTTGGATTTGTGTGGCGCCATTCTGAATAAGACCGCCACTAATCGCCATTTCAGCGGAAGCCTCAATTACAGCGGAAGAGGTATAAACCCTCACGCCTTCAGCCGTAACAGAAGCAACCCCCTCAATAGAAACACCTGATTGGGCTATTTGTTGCCCAGAAACATTGACGGAAGAAGCCGCCTCTAAATTTGCGGCGCCATTTTGAACCAGTTGAACGGCAGCGGTTAAGGATGCAACCGCGTCAATCAAAACCCCGCTGGTGTAAACAACCTGGGCAGAAGCCGTTGCATTCGCCACCCCATCAATGGCTGCGCCGCTCTGCTGGATACGAACCCCGGCGCTGGTGACATCAGCAATGGCGTCAATTACAGCAGCCCCCTCTTTGGGGTCTATGCCGTAATTACCTCGCCCATATAAGCCGCTGCCATAACCAGCCACTTAGATTACTCCAGGGTAATGTCGAGATCACCAGCCGGAATACGGAAAACGTCGCCCGTGCCAATGGTCTTACTGGTGGTCAGTTCCCCGTAAGCCAACAGGTTCCCAGATGTGGAGGCATCGAAAATACCCACATAGGTAATCGTGCCCCAGGAACCCGTCGCCGTATCGAACTCAATAGCCCCGCTATTGGTGCTGGCGTTACCGCTGGTGGTCATTGTCGCCTGCTTGCGGGTGTAACCATTACCGGAAACTT